ATTACATTTATTAACTTCATACTACGATTTCAATAATCGTACGAAACCACAAACATTTTTATAATGAGCAAAGATTTATTCAAGCAAGCTATTGCTGAAGCCAAATCTGTGAGAGAAGCTGCTATTGCAAATGCAAAGGAAGCTTTAGAAGAATCTTTGACACCTCATCTTAAAGACATGTTAGCCGCTAAACTTCAAGAAATGGAAGAAACTAAAATTGAAGAAGCTCCAAAGAAAGACGAAAAAGAAATGGAAGAAGCAAAACATGACGATAAAAAAGATGAAACTATCGAAGAAGCTCCTAAAGATGACGAAAAGCATGAAACAGTAGAAGAAGATCTAACAGAAGAGCCAGAAGTAGCTGAAGCTGAACACGATGAAGCAGAGGATGATTCAGAAGAATCTGAAGACGATGCTCCTATCGAAGAACCAGCCGAGGATGATATGCCAGACGGAGATGAAGATATTTCTAAACTATCTATTGACCAGTTCAAAGAGTTAGTAAGAGATATTATCGCTCAAGAAGGAGGTCACGGCGAAGAACTTCCAGCTGATGACATGGATGGTGGAGATATCGAAGCTATAGGTGATGAACCTGCAGCAGATATGGACGCTATGGATGCACCAGAAGACGAAGAAGAAATCGACTTAGACGAGCTTTTAAGAGAATTAGAAGCAGAAACTTCAGAAGAAGTTGAAGAAGCTAAGCACGATGACAAAGACGAAAACGTTGAAGAGGCTAAAGAAGACCACAAAGACGAAGGTAAAAAGAAAGATATGGATGAAGACACGAATAATCAAATGGAAGCTGAATCTGACACTAAAGATCACAACATCAACAACGTACAGTCTGGTGTTATGAAAGAAGAGTTAAAAGAAGCTTTACAAACGATTGAAACGTTGAAGAAAGACCTTAATGAGGTTAATCTATTAAATTCTAAACTACTTTACGTTAACAAGATTTTCAAGTCAAATGACCTTTCAGAAAGTCAAAAAGTAAACATTATCGCTGCTTTTGATAAAGCAGAGAGCGTAAAAGAAGTTAAACTTGTATTCGAAACTGTTTCTGATAGTGTAGTAGGTAAAAAAGAATCTACTAAATCTATCAAAGAATCGAAAACTAAATTAGGTATGGCAAGTAAAGCTACTGGAACTACTGCAAGTAAGCCAGAAGTAATTGCTGAAGTATCTGATACGGTAAGAAGAATGCAAATGTTAGCCGGTATTATTAAACAATAATCTTAAAAAATTAAATTAAAATGGAAATTAACCAATTATTAGAGGGCTCTAATTCTTACAAGAATTTACAAGAGGACTCTGCAAAACTTGCTGAAAAGTGGGCTCAATCTGGTTTGTTAGAAGGTATCGAGGATAGCAAAGTCAAAAACAATATGGCTATGATTCTTGAAAACCAAGCAAAACAAGTAGTCTCTGAAGCAAACACAACTAACGTTGGTGGAGGATCTTTCTCTGCAGGCGCTGGTGAACAATGGGCTGGTGTTGTCTTACCATTAGTAAGAAAAGTATTCGCTCAAATCGTATCTCAAGATTTCGTATCTGTACAACCAATGAATTTACCTTCAGGACTTGTATTCTATTTAGACTTCAAATATGGAGACTCTAGAAATGGAAGAGCTGCTGGAGACAATTTATACGGAAACGTATCAGAAGGAGCTAGTAAAATGGCTGCTGATACTGATCCTTCAGGAGGTCTTTACGGAGCTGGACAATTTGGATATACTATCAATAGTGCATCTAAAGCTATGTCTGCTGTAGCAACTGGATCTGCTAATTCTGCTTCTATCAACTATGAAGACGGAGTACAACCTTCAGATTTCTATACTGTAGCTGCTGCTTTAAGTGGATTAAATGCTGACCTTAAAGGTGTAAGAGCATTTAGAATCTTATCTGGATCTACAGATGTAACGAGACCTAAATATACTTCTGTATCAGGAACTGACGTAACATTCGTTATTGCAAAAGCTGATACTGTAGTAGAAACTGCATTCAACGGATCTGTTATTTATCATAAACAACCAGTTGATAACGATAGAGGAGACTTTGAAGCTGACTCAGGAAGAGCAGTAGATACATCTATCTCTATTCCATCTATTGATGTTAAACTATCTAGCGAAGCAATTGTTGCTAAGACTAGAAAGTTAAAAGCACAATGGACACCTGAATTCTCTCAAGACTTAAA